GTATCGAAGTCACCATCCATAGAATTCGCCAGAGGCGAACGGACAAAGTGCTTCAGACCGTTAGGCACATCAGTCAACAGGAACCAAGCGTTGGTGTCGGTCAAGAAGTTATTGATCGAGTAACCACCGGGGATGGAGCCGTTGTTCTTGATGGCGTTGATATCGTTGTCAGCAGTGCCAACGCGGAGTTCAGTTTCCAACAAGCGGGTTGCAACGAATTGCAGGCTTGGAGGAACCACCAGCTTCTTTGGCTTAGCTGCAATCAGCAAACCGCGTTCGTCTGTCCAAGCAGCGATCTGAATGACGGCGTTTTCCAACGAAGTCTCGTTCAGGTCGGCAGGAGTAGCCGGACGGTTGCTGTTTACACCACCAGAGATCAAAGGGTGAGCAGTCGAGAACAGGGTAACGCCGTCGCCGTAAGTTACGCCAGCGGTGAAACCAGTGTTCAAGATAGCTGCACCTTTGACCTGCTTGGTGTAAGCCATGCCACGGGCCAGAGCCTTGGTGTAGCGGCTAGACAAGCTGTCATACAAGTTATCTTCCACAGCTTCTTCAGTGATGGAGAAGCCCAAAGCGATGGTTTCGTGGGTGTATCGAGCTGTGAAGGCTTCCTGAGCGTTGTCATAAGCGATGGCAGCGCCTTCGTTCTTGACAGGGGCTGCGGAGAAGCCAGACAACTTAACCTCTTCTTCAAAGCTACGCTCAGAAGTCTCGGTCTCGTAGATTTCCTTGTGCTGTTCGCCGTACTTAGCGTACTCCAAACCAAACAAGGCGTTCAAGCCGGGAAGAAGTTCTTTCAGCAGTTGTGCGCGTGAAATAGCCATGATTTACTCCTTAGACACCAGTGGTGTTGTTGTACTGGTGCGTGTTGATTTTCACCAACAGCTCGGTGTAAGTGTCGGCGGCAGTAGCTGTCTCCGGCACAACATCGATCACACGGATTGGGATGGTGGCAGTAGTGCCAGCGCCAGTCAAAGTGACGGCGAAAGCAGAATTACCGGTGGTGGTGTTACCAGCGTTCAGGACGAGCGCAAGGTTGGTACCAACAACAGTACGGCCAGCGGTACCCATGGTAGTGCCAGAGGTCACGACAGCGACCTTGAACAAAGCCATTGGATCATCCACAACGTAGGCGTAAGCCAGATTGGTGGATGTGGATGCCAGAGCGGGGATGAACTGACCTTGAACAGTTTGATTGCTCGAGTTCACGTACTGACCGCCCATGCACACGCCAACGATGTCGCCAGAGTTGGTTGTGGTGGATTTGACGAGATAACCATCGCTGTTGATTACAACGGTATCGCCATCAAAAATGGCGGTGCCGAAGCCAGCAGCTACGGGAATCTGACGGATTGCACCTGCGTACGGCATGCCATCAATACGATTGATTGCTTGCAGACCGTAGGGTGCCGAAACGGTGGGGTAAGCCATGTTTGGACTCCAAAAAAGTTAAGTGCCTTTGCCGAAAGTAACCTTTGTACTACGCTCTTTGAAGAGCGGCATACGGGGGTCATTTTCTCTCATGTAAGCGTTGTCCACTGATTGCATCTGCGAATCTGCCTGTTGGCCGTAATACGCATTCCGCTGCTCAGTAAACTCCACAGGTGTTTTGCAAAGCAACAAGCCACCGACTTCAATGCTGTCTGGGTAGTGGTTTTGGCCGCTACTGAACAAACGCACCTCAGGGTGATCCGATGCCTTAACGGGTTCCCAACCCTCCCGCAATTTGCTAGAAACGTTAAGGGCATCAGCCTTGCCAAGCGTGGCGATCCGAATCCAGCGATAAGCGTAGCCTTCTTCCGGTGAGGGATTGGGCAAAAGCTGGGGTGGCATCCATTTTTTTGGACGCTCGGTTGAATCACGCATTTGCAGAGCACGAGGCTCGCGGTTATCAAGTTCTGTTTTAGCCATTTTCATTTCCTCATTTCTGCCGCAACTGCACGGGCGTACTGCTCATTCGTCAGTCCCAACCGCTTAGCGAGATCCACCTGCGTTTTCGTCAGCACGATTTTTTTAGGCGCTGTGCTGCGAGTTGCCGGTGCAACATTATTTGATGTTTTCGACGGAGTTTGCGCATCCGCCTGTTTTCCAGACTCAAACTGATCCGAAAAACGCTCCCTAATGTCACTGTTGATACGTCTGTAGTATTCATCAGTGCCAGCCGGGATGCCCTCGTTTATCAAATCCTCATGAAGGCCAAGAGCGTAAGCCGTCATTCGCTTGTTTTCTCCAAACCACTGATTCTCGTCTTTCCAAGAAATCAGCTTAGGATCAACACGCGGTTCTTGATAAACTTGTTGTCGTGTTTGTACAGCATTTTCTTCCTCCTGTAAAGGAGCGGGTCGGAAGCTGTTAATTTTGTCTGCCTTGAGCTTGACTGAGGTCATTTCCTCTTGAGCAGAAACCAGCGCATCAGAATCACCGGACTCATATGCAGTCTTGTACTTCTGGCGCGCCGATTCCATGTCATTCGCAACGCTGCGTTTGGCCTGCTCAAGCAAAGCATTCTGGTTGGTACTTAGGGAGCCTTTGAGCCGCTTGTTTTCTTCAACAATCTGCTGGGCCAGCCTGAAAGCTTCGTCCTTTTCCCTCAAGGCGGTTTCTTTGGCTCGACGCTCTTCGTGGTAGCCCTTGGTGAAGTGTTGAATGCGCTTGCGTACGCTCTCGTCGTACTTGGACAGCTCTTCATCGGTGACATCTTTGGGCGCTTCGTCCATGGGCTTTCGGCCACGGTCCTGCTCCGGGGTGTCGTCAACGACTTCAACTTCCGGCTCAGTCTCTACAACTTTAGAGCCAGCACGGGATTTATTTTCTTCCACCTCATCGGGAAATGTAAATTCAGTTTTGTCTAGTTCGGCCATGATTTCTCCTTAAACGCGCTGGACGCCGCGAGGGTCTTCAATGACTGCCTCAACAGAATCATCGTTGATGATCCGCCACTCGGTTCCGTGAATTTTCATTCGCGTTCCGGTGTTTGGGCGCACAATAATGAAATCACCAACCTTGCAGCTTGGGCCACTAGGAAAGCGCTTCTCATCTTTAAATGCGTCTGGTCCAATCTTGGCCACAAATAATACGGGCGACAGAAGCTCTTCATACTGCATTGTCTGGCTGGCCTTAAGTAAGCCGCCCTCGTACTCTTCTTTGGCTTCTGGAAGCATGCACAGAAGGTGATAAGTGGCGGGATTTGGAATCTGTGTGGCCTTATCCTCAACAGTTTTATTGAGTAGGCCAGACAAATTAACCGCCTGAACATCAAAGTTAGTCGTCATTGTCGTCTTTCAGTTTACGCACGAGGTCGCCAATTTCACGCTGTGCGGTCTGGAGACCTCGGATGACCCCGCACAACTCCCGGTATTGGGCGTAATCTTTCGACTGCCCAGATACCAAAGCCTCTGAATGACTTTTGACTTGATCCTCAATCCGCTTGTTGAGAATCTCAAAAATTTTGTTGTCCATTTTTCCTCTTAGTTCTCCGGCGATTTAGCAGCCGGTTTGTTTAAACTTTCCAGTAGCTTGGTCTGCATCTTGACGGATGCTTCCTGTTGCTTCTGGGACATTTTCTGATCAAACTCTTGCTGACGCTGAGCCATTTCTTGCTCGTGCATCTGGCGCTCCATGATCATTTCTTGTTGCGCTTTTGCGGCTGCAATCTCTGGGTTTTCACCTTGACGGCTTGCCATTTCTTGAGCCTTGAGTTGCAACTCCTGCCCTTTGATAGCCAAGTCGCCTTGAACCTTTTGGGCTTTGGTCTGAGCGTCCTGCATCTTGATTTGCAACTCTTGCTGCTGCATCTGCACGATGGGGTCTTGGGCTTGTTGCTGTGCTTGCTTTTGTGCAGCCTCACCTTGGTGAATTTGGGTGAGCTGCTGAGCTGCTTGAGCGACAAGCTTGGCCAACTGAACCTCCACCTGCTCCGGCAACTCTGCGTTGGGTGCTGGCAGACTTGCGCCAAGGCGCTCTTCGATCTGGTTGCGGTATTGGAATGCAACGTGCTCCGCGATGTGGGCCATGATTGACGCCTGCATCTGCTGGGCCATAGGGTTTTGTCCCATCTGGCCCATGACCATGGGGTCCTGCATCATGGATGAGTGGACAGCAATGTGGGCGTCGTGGTCTTGGTAGATGAACGCCTTGGTGGGTTTGCCTGTCAGGAAGGCCATGTTCTCGCTGATTGGGTCGCGGGGCTTCATGTCATCTGCGATGGGTACAAGCTTGTCGGCGTTGCGGATACCCAAAACTTCAATCATCTGGCGGTGCAACTGCGGTAGGTCGTAAATCTGAGGAGCGCTCTGAGCCAACTGAATTACAGCTTGGTACTGCATGATCCGTTGGGCCATGGTCGAGCTGTTGGGGTCCGACACTGGAATCACTTCCACTATGTCGTAGTCTTCCCGTTTAGCCCGTGGGTCTCCACCATTGGGGACATACTCGTAGTCACCCGGGGTGTTGTTGCGGATGATCTCTTTCAGGAGCTTGAACTCCTGCTTCATGGAGAAATGAACCCGAGCCTGTACCGCGCTCATGGTCTTGAGTTGACGTTCGAGAAGAGCCAGAGTTGTGCCGACCGGGGCGTTGGCGCTCATGTCGCTGATGTTCATATCAGCAATCGAACCAAGGCGGCGACCTTCCTCTGTGATGCGGTCCAACAACAAAGCCAGAACTTGGCTTGGCTCTTTGTAAGGCAGGGGCATGATGTTGTCACGCACAGTGCCGGAAGGAACGTCCACATCACGGAACTCGCCCGGAGCGATTGGGGTGTCATCACCCTTAATGCGCAGACCTCGGGACTTCAAGCCACCGGGCAGATTAGACAACGTACCAGCGTCTACCAACTGGCGGATCAAAGATGTTCCAGCCTGAGCATAGCCGCCAATCAGGTGGATGTAGCCAAAACCATAAGCGCCGAATCCGGGCACGTAGTCATATTGGACAAAGTGCTGACGCTTGAGTTTCTTCTCATCGTCCTCTTTCCAATTTCGGTACACAGACAAAACTTTGTTGGTGCCCTTGTCGATGGTCACGATGTAAGGAAGGGCGATGCCATCCTCATCCTCGTACCCGGGCATATCGTAGTCCACCTGAATCTCAAGGAACTGGTAGCGGTCGTCATCAGAGACGGAGTAGCCCTGCTCTTCGGCTTTCTTCTTCTCCACATCGTTGTGCATGATGACTGGCTCACCCAGCTCAACATCACGGTAGAAGCCTGCGACCTGAAGCTTGCGGAAATCGTTTTTGGTCTTGCGCATCACATGGGTGACACGCTCTGCGGTACGAGCGCCAGATGAACCATAGGGGATGATCACATCCTCTGCGGGGCAGAAAATTGATGTCTGACGACCCAAGCTGGGGTCAAAGTAGACCTTCTTAAAAGCTGCGCCAGCCAGACCCAAATTGAAGAGCATGCGCTCATGCTCTGGGCGGTACTCGGGCATTCCGTCAACCAACTGGAAGTTCATGTCGGTGCGAACACGCTCCGCAGCCTCTTCCTTGAGTTTGTCGATTGCGCCAATGATCTGCGTCTTAACGGGGCCTTGGGCGGGGAATGTCTCAATGATGGTCTCGGACTGAAAGCGAACTGCGGCTTCAGTCAGGAGGGTAGAAAAAACCCCGCAGGCTCCCGTCCAAGGTTCGGTTCGCTCTTCATACTTCATGCCCAGAACTTCAAGGCCCTTGACATACATCTCTACCCATTCTTTGCGGGAGGATATGTCTGACTCCACCTCCCCAACCAAATCAGAGCCCATCTTCTCAAGCTCACCCTCGTCCATGTATTCAGCCAAGTTGGCATCAAACGGGATGCTTTCTTCTTCCGGCATCAGGTCAATCATCATTCCATCGATGCCAATTTGTACATCATCAGGGTTGTCAATCATGATCTCTATTGCCGGGGTGTCATTCTCAACAACGTCCAAAAAATCCAAGCCACTTGGGGCTGGTGCGAGGGATGAAACCATGCTGCTCGTTGCCATATTTAATCCTAATAAAACGCGGCTTTACGCCGGAAGGACAAAGGTTCGTCCTGCTCATCGGATTCTAGTCTTAAGAACCCGCCTTGTCGAAATCTGGTGATGGCCATCACAGCGGTGTCAGCCAAGTCATCGTGTGCCGCGTTAGGGAAAGAGGCCATCTGGTCAATCAACTCTCTTGCCCAGCGAGTATCCGGCGCCCAAACTTTGCCACCTTGAAAGATGGGGGACACCGAGTTCATCCGGGCTATCTTGTCGTTCGACTGCTGACGTGTCCCCCGACTTGGGGTATACCCCCTGACAAACATGTCCGACTGCTGGTTCAACTCCTGAATCAAAGAGGCTCCTGCGGCCTTGGCTTCGATAATACAGTCATCCGGCTCCCACTCAAGGTAGTGCTCACGGGCTTTTTCCTTCAATTCCGGAAACTCCATCCGCTTTTGAAAGGCATCCAGCAAGATAATGTTCGGGTTATTTGGGTCTTCACCCAGAAAAAAGACGCCCCAAGTGGTGCAGGCCGAGTAATCCGACCGTTCGCTCTTGGTA